GGTGCCTGTCGGGCTCGGGGGATGGCTAGTGCCTCAACTTTTTAGGGCTTTTCGCATCGTGTATTCATGACACTAACCCCCGGAAAATACGCGCAGCGTCTAGGCATCGACATCCGTACCTTGCAGGTCGCGTCGAAGCGCCTTCACATGCCGTGGCAGCCCGGCATGGCCCAGGTCGACGTCGAGCTGATGGATGCGGCCTGGCAGGCGGCATACCGACGCGGCGCTGTGATGTCTCCGGTCCCGGGGCAGTCCGACGAGCGCGACGACGACGAAGACGCAGGCACGCTCGAGTCGGCCAAGCTGCGTCGCGAGGTCGCGCAGGCCCGGCTCGCTGAGCTGAAGGCCGACGCGCTCGAGCGCAAGCTCATCCCCGTCGAGGAGGTCGAGCGAGCCTGGGTCGGCATTGCCGCGGCGTTCGACTCGATGCTCGACACCCTGCCGGCGAAGATTGCAGCGGCTTTGGGTGGCGACGCCCGCGAAGTCACTCGGAAGGTCCGGGCAGTGGTGCAGCGCGAGCGGGACGGGCTGTCGCAGCGAGTCGACCAGGAGGCGGCCGAAGCCGAGCAGCAAGCCAAGGTCACCGAGCTCGTCGACGAGCCCGACGAAGCCGAGCCCGCGCAGGCACCGAAGCGGCGCGGCCGCCCGCCGAAGAAGGGGGCCGCTCGTGCATCCTGAGCTTCGCCGCATCCGGCAGGCAGTTGCCGCTCGGCTCAGACCGAAGCCTGCGCTGACCGTCTCGCAGTGGGCCGACCGATACCGTCACCTGTCGTCGCTCAGCTCACCCGAGCCGGGGCCCTGGGTGACCGACCGCGTTCCGTACGACCGAGAGATCCTCGACTGCTTTCACCCGGACGACCCGACCGAATGGATCGTGTTCCGGACCGGGACGCAGGTCGGCAAGACCGAGGCCTTGCTAAACGTGCTCCTGTTCTACATGCACCAGTTCCCGCGGCCGATCGCCTACGTCCTGCCAAACGAGCAGGCCTGCAACGACGTTTCCGAGCAGCGCGTCGACGACGCCATCAAGGCCAGCCCAGCATTGCGCGCCCTCGTGGGCGGTGCAGCCACCAAGGACGCCGACGGCCGAAAGGGCAAGGATTCGATCCAGGCGAAGAAGTTTCCGGGCGGCATGTTGTTCCTACTCCCGGCGACCAGCAAGGCGGCGCTCGCGTCGAAGCCGTGCGGCGTGCTCCTGCTCGACGAGCTGAACCGGTTCCCGCGCGAACTCGAGGGCGAAGGCTCGCCGGTGCACATCGTCGAGCACCGAAGCCAGAACTTCGTCGAGCGCAAGATCGGGCTCGTCTCGACGCCGACCGATGAGGGGGACTCCCCCATCTGCGACTGGTACGCCAAGACCGACCAGTGCGTCTTCGACGTGCCGTGTCCGAAGTGCGGCGCGTTCCAAGCGCTCAACTTCCGCAAGTCACCCGACCGGCTCGGCGGCGTCGTGTGGCGGGAGGGCCAGGCCGACCGGGCCTGCTACGAGTGCGCCGAGTGCGGACACTGGATCGAGCACCACCACAAGCAAGAGATGCTGCGTCATGGCCGGTGGCGAGCCACGGCCGTCGGGACCTTGCCGCGAGCTCGTGGATTCCACCTGTCTGCGCTCTACTCGCCCTGGGTGAGTTGGGGCAAACTCGCCGGCAAGTTCCTCGCCGCCAAGAAAGACCCGGTTCTCATGCGCGACTTCGTGACGCTCGACCTGGCCGAGGCCTGGCGTCATGGCAGTGGGGCCGTCGTCGACCCCGACTCGCTCGAGCAGCGCGCCGAGACCGGTTGGGGTGCGGGGCAGCGCTACGAGGTCCCGGCATGGGTCCAGGTGCTGACGTCGTTCGTCGACGTGCAAGAGGACCGGCTCGAGGTGTCGGTCTGGGGCTGGACGGTTCGCAACGAGGGCGCGCTTATCGGTCACTGGATCCTGTTCGGCGACCCGCCGACGCGCGGCGCGGCAGTCTGGGCCGAGTGCTACGCCATTTTGAGCCGTCGCTTCCGAACGCCGGCCGGCATGCTCGGGATCAGCGCGGGCGGTATCGACACGGGCAGCGGCTCCCACTGGGATGCGGCGGCGGCGTTCTCGAAGACCTACGCCCTGCAGAAGCGCCGGCAGTTCCTGACGAAGGGCTTGAGCTCGCCGCAGGGCGAGAACGACCCGCGGCCCATCTGGCACCAGAAGATCGCGAAGAAGAAGGGCACCGTGCACCAGGTGCCGATCAACGTTTCGCGTGCGAAGCGCGACCTGATGTTGCGCCTAGCCAAGGATGATCCGCCGATGATCCGTTTCCCGCGCGAAACGACGCCGGCCATTGCGCCCGAATACTACGCCCAGCTCTGCGCCGAGGAGCGCGTGCGGACGGCCGACGCGACCGGGCGCAGCGTCGCGAAGTGGAGACTCAAAAAGGGCCACGACCGCAACGAAGCGCTCGACTGCATGGTCGGCGCCTATGCGGCGTTTCTCGGCCTCGACTACCGCCAGCTCCCGCTCCCGTGCGGCGACCGCGGGGACCTCGCGCCGCTTGTCGAGCGCACCGAAATCACTGAACCGTTGCGCAGTATCGAGCCAGCGGCGATGATGGCAGCGACGCCGAAAGCGTCGGCGCCGAAGAAGCCGACCTCGAAGAGCGTCGGGGGAGACCTATGGCGGCGACTCAGGCGGAACTAGACGCGATCAACGAGGCGATCCGCACGGGCGCGCTGTCGGTCTCCTACTCGACGCCAGGCGGCTCGACGCGGACGGTCGGTTATCGGTCGCTCCGAGAGATGGAGCGGATCCGGGACCGCATCGAGCGAGAGCTCAATCAGGGATCGACCCGGCTGCAGCGCGGCCGCATGAAGTTCAGCAGGGGGCTCTGATGCTTGGGAACCTTGGGGTACGCACGGGCGCCAAGCTCGGCTTCGATGGCGCGGGCGGCGGTCGACACGAGGACTGGTATTCGGGCTCGGCCCGGCCCATCAACACCCTGACGAAGCGGGACGGCGCCCGGCTGCGAGAGCGGTCGCGCGACCTGACGCGCAACGACCTCGGGGCGGTCAGCATCGTCGACAAGTTGGCGATCGCCATCTCGGGGGTCCGCCCTCGAGCGAGCACCGGCAACGCCCAGCTCGACGCCGACATCGACGGGCTCTTCGACGAGTGGGAGCGGTCGGCGTCGACGGCGGGATACCAGACGCTGTCGGGTCTCGTGTGGCAAGCGATCTCAGCGCTCATCGACTCGGGCGGGGCGCTGATGCGTGCGCGAGCTCGCCGGCTGTCGGACGGCCTGCCGGTCCCGATGCAGCTCGAGCTCTTGGCGATTGACCATCTGCGGTCGGACCTGACGCAGCGCGCCGACGGTGGCGGGCGCATCATCCAGGGCGTCGAGTTCGACGCGCTCTCTCGCCTCACGGCCTACCACCTCTGGCGCGAGCGTCCGGGATCGGAGTTCCACGACGGCCAGGCGGTGCGCGTGCCTGAGTCGACGATCGCCCATCTGTACTGGGCTCGTGAGATCGGGCAGGTGCGTGGCGTGCCGTGGCTCTCGCCGGCGGTCGCGGCGCTTCGCGATCTGCAGCTCCTGGGCGATGCCGAGCGAACGCGCGCCGTGGGCGAGGCCTCGATGGTCGCGTTCGTGCACTCCAACAACGGCGACGAGGCGATGACCGTCGACGGGCAGGACTCGACGAATCGCGACGATGACGGGACGGTCATCGAAGAGCTCACGCCCGGCTCGGTCAACTACCTGCGGGAGGGGCAGACCGTTTCGTTTCACTCGCCGTCGGCCCGCACCTTCGACGCGTTGGCGATTCGCGAGAAGGCTCAGGTGGCCTCGGCGCTCGGGACGACGTACGAGCAGATGACGGGCGACCTATCGCGCACGAACTGGACCTCGTACAAGGCGGGCCAGATCGACCACCGTGCGCGGGTGCGGACGGTGCAGAAAGACATCGTCATTCCGTTCCTGCTCCGTCGCATCTGGGTTTGGTGGATTGACGCAGCGGTCGCGGCGGGGACCTTGCCGGCGTCGGTGCGTCAACGCGAGGTTCGGGTCACGGGCGGCGGGTCGTACACCGTCGGCTATCCGGTGCGCTGGGTCCTGCCGAACTTCGAAGAGGTGGACCGGCGGGCCGAAGCGCTCGCGACGAAAGAGCAGCTCCGCAACGGCCTCACGACTCACGAGATCGAGTGGCAGCGCCTTGGTCTGGTCCCGGCGGCGGTCTGGGACCAGCTCGAGCGCGAAGCTCAAGAGGCGAAGCGCCGCGGGATCGTGCTCGACTCGATGCCGTCGTCGACGACGTCGAGCGGCCAGCAGCAGGCGACGCCGCCAGCACCCGAGGAGCCCGCGCGCAACACGCAACCGTGAGCGTTGTACGGCTCACGCCGTAAGGCATTTCTACTGCTCAGGGGTTCAGGTGTAGCGTGGTCGGCATGATCGACCGCGCCATCTTGCAGCAGCTCAAGGCGACCGCCCCGCGGACCGAGGCGACGTTCTCGCCTGGCTCGTGGGACGACGAGACGAACAGCGTCGGCGTCGTCTGCTACACGGGCGCCGAGGTGGCGCGCTACTCGTGGGACGAGGGCGAGTTCTTCTTGTCGTTCGACATGGGCGGAATGGACCTCGCGCGCTACAACGGCGGCGCGGCGGTTCTCATCGACCACGCGGACTACTCGCTCAAGTCGCAGATCGGCAAGATCGTCGAGGGCTCGGCCAAGATCGAAGACGGCAAGCTGATGGCGCGCGTTGCGTTCTCGGTGAACCCGATGCACGCGGGCATGGTCGCCGACATCAAGGCCGGCATCCTCAAGCACGTTTCGATCGGCGTCGAGATCGACCCCGAGGCGCTCGAGTACCTCAGCAAGAAGGGCGTGGCGAAGGCCGAACGCACTCACATCCGGGCGCGCAAGTCGACGCCCTACGAACTCTCGTTTGTCCCTGTGCCGGCCAATGTCGGCGCTCAGACCTTCGCTGCGGCCCAGCGGCCGGCAGGAGATCCCCCGATGTCCACCACGTACCAGCCGACCCAGGAAGACCTGGCGAAGATCAAGAGCCAGACCCTCGCCGAGCTGAAGGAGCGCCGTCGCGCGATCCTCGAAGCGGCTCGCATCGTCACGCCGCTCGGCACCGAGGGCACCAAGCTGGCCGAAGACCTCATCGACGACGAGTCGGTGACGGTCGACCAGGCCCGCGCCTCGCTCATCGACGCCCGGGCGAACTGGGACGACAAGATGTCGATCCACGGCCAGAAGGGCACCGGCGTGAAGCCGGGCGCCGACAACGACGGCAAGCTGGGCAAGCTGGCCGCGAAGGCGCTCGCTCAGCGCATGGGCGCGACTGGCAAGCTGGTCCAGCTCACCGACGACGAACACCGCGCCGTCGAGGAGCGCTTCGGCGACCTCGACCCGCGCCGCATGGCCGAGCGCGTGCTCACCGAGAAGGGCGTCAAGTTCGGCAACCTTTCGGACGAGCAGACCCTGGGTCGCGCGTTCGAACTCTGCGACGTGCGTCGCGGGATCAGCCGCTACCGCGAGAGCTTCAACCGTCGCGAGCGTCTCGGTGAGATCGGCACGGCCGACCTTCCGATCCTGCTCGGCTCGGCGTCGGAGCTCACGATCCTGGACGCCTACCAGAACACGCCGACCACGTACCAGGCCTGGTGCGCGGTGAAGTCCCTCCCGGACTTCCGGGACGGGTACAAGGCCGTCGACTTCTCGCGCCTGCCGGATCTCGAAGAGATCGGCGAGTCGGGCAAGCTCGTCGAGGGCACGGTCAACGAAGGCGGCGAGCCGCTCGTGCTCAAGGAGTGGGGCCGCAAGCTGAGCTGGTCGCGCCGCGCCATCGTGAACGACAAGTGGGGCATGATGGGCGCGATCGCCGCGTCGCTCGGTCGCCGCGTCGCGGTCAAGCGCAACGCCAAGGCCTACGCGAAGCTCGTCGAGAATCCGGCTCTCACGGCGGTCTCCACGAACACCGTGTTCCACGCGAACCACGGCAACGTGGGCAGCACGGCGGCGCTCTCGGCCACGACGCTCGGCGAGCTCCGCAAGCTCATCCGCGAGCAGAAGGGCATGCACGACAAGGAGGGCTCGATCAGCTCATCGAACGGCATGCGGCTGAACCTGCCGATGCGCACGCTGGTCGTGGGCTCGGCCAAGGAGTTCGCGGCCGAGCAGCTCATCGCGGGCGCGTACATCCCGACGGCGGCGTCGACGGCGATGACCCCGTCGCTGCGATCGGTGCAGCTCGTCGCGGATGCCGAAATCTCCAGCACCACGGCCTTCTACGGCTTCGCGGATCCGAGCATCGCGCCGTGCTTCATGGAGACGGTCCTGGGCGACGAGGGGATCCTCTCGGAGATGCTCTACGACGAGGAGACCCTCGGCGTGAAGCTGCACTGCCGGATCGCCTTCAACGTCCAGGCGGTGAACTTCCGCGGCGCCGCCTACAACGCCGGCGCGTAATCGGACGACCCAACGACGGGCCCGGCAACGGGCCCTGAGCCGGCGAGCCCGGCGCAGGAGACAGAGACATGCAGAGCTACCTTGCCAGCGCCACCGAGATCGCGTTCCAAACCGCCCCGGGCGCGATGACGGTCGACGTGCCGTATGTCTACGGCGGGCGCATCATCATCCCGTGCGACACGGTGGCCGCTGGCGAAGCGGTGACCGCCAAGACGAGCGGGCTTTTGTTGCTCGACAAGGTCTCGGGCGCCATCTCCAACTCGCCGCACACCGGCGCCGAGACCATCGCCGAGAACCAGCGTCTCTACTGGGACGCGACCAACTCGGTCGTGACCGGCAAGTCTCTCGGCCTGTTCATCGGGTACGCAGCGGTGGCCGCGGGCAGCTCGGCCACGAAAGTCCGCGTGCTGGTGGTCGATTCGAACATCGAGAGCGATCTCAAGTTCGTGGGCTACTTCGATGCGTCTGCCGGCAAGGCCATCGGCACGCACGAACTCATGATGTTCGGTCCGGACATCCCGGCGGGCTTCATTCCGACGCAGCTCCAGTACGACGTCCACACGACGTTTACGAGCGCGACGGACGCGGCGACCATCGCTCTCGGCGTCAAGACCGACGACGAAGACTGCCTCAAGACGGCGCTCGCCATCAGCAACGGGGCGAACCCCTACGATGCGGGCGTCGTGAAGGTCCCGACCCTCGCGGTCGCCGGCATCGAGACCACGGCGGCGCGCAAGCTGGTCGCGGTCGTGGCGAGCGAAGCGCTCACCGCGGGATCGATGACCGTCTACTGCTGGGCGCACAAGAGCGCCGGCCTGTAATCGATGGGCCAGTGGACCCGGCTCGCCCAACTGACGCAGCGCTCGAGCGCGGGCGTGTTTGGCGAGCCGGCGACACTGACCATCGGCTCGACCGAGTACGAGATCAAGGGCGAGTTCGACGCCGGCGCGACGCGCGAAGCCATCATCGGCGACGGGCTCGTGATGGTCGACGAGCCCGCCCGGATCTCGGTTCGGTCCGAGCAGTTCAGCGGGGCGTCGATCGTGGTTCGTCAGAGCACGGTCGAAGTCCGCGGGACGACCTACACGATCATTGAAGCCCGGCCGGATGGTGCCGGCGGGCTGGTGCTGATTCTGGGGAGGTAGCGCGTGGCGGCGGCGACGACGGTGCGAACAGACGTGGTAGCGAGACTTCTCGCCGCGGCGACGTCGGCCGGCAGTCGCGTGCATGACTCGCGCCTCCACGCCATCCAGGCCGGTCTACAGGCCGGCGGGGTGGCGCCCGACACGACCCCGCTCCTGACGGTCGAGACGAACACGATTCGCCGCGAGGGGCGAGGTCACGGCAAAGGCCACCGGACCGAGACCATCGAGCTCGAGATCCGGGGGATCATCGCCCCGGCGCCGTCGACGACGGACGCGGACCTGGCCGCGGCGCTCGACACCCTCGAGGAAGACGTGGCCGATGCGCTGCTCGAGGACGGCGCTTGGCTCGCGCAGTACCGCCCGGGTCGCGGCGAAGGCGTTGTGATCAAGCCCACGGAGCGCGTGCTGGACATCAGCGAGGCCGGCTCGCGGTACGGAAGTTTCCGGCAGGTCTACGAGATCACACAGACCCGCACGCGCCAGGCCCCGGCCGGCGAGCGGGACGCACTGGAGACGGTCACCGTCGACGTGCAGCAGAACAACGACACGGTAGCCGAGGTCACCTTGGCCGACCTGGAGGCGTGACCATGCGAGAGCGAGTGCGACTAGTCCCCCGCGACGGAGCGCGGATCCTGTGGCCGGCCGGCTCGCCCAAGGCGGGCCGCGTGCTGCTCGCGGCCGGCGAAGAGGTCACGCTCGATCCGTACTGGCACGCCCGGATTGCGGACGGCGGCGTGCTCGTCGCGACGCCCGAGATTCCTGCCCCCGCCCCTGTCCCCGCCCCGAAGAAGGGGAAGGAGTAAGCCATGGCGATCCCGATTCCCGAGGTCTCGAGCAATCAGCTCATCGGCCTGGCGCAGGTCCAGCTCGACCGACAAGGCACGTCGCCGCAGGCGGCGTCCCAGAAGGTTGCGATCGTCGCGCAGAAGCTCTCGGCCGGCTCGGCCACGACGAACACGCTCGTACAGGTCACGAGCCGTGAGCGCGCCACGGCACTGTTCGGCGTCGGCTCGCAGCTCGCAATCATGTGCCACGCCTACCTGTACAACGACCCGCAGGGCGAGCTCTGGGCGATGCCCCTGGCCGACAACGGGACCACGAAGGCGACCGGCTCGATTCAGGTGACCGCCGCGGCGACGGGCGATGGCACCATCAAGCTCCGCGTCTTCGGCAAGCGCATCAGCATCGGCGTCTCGGCGGGCGACTCGGCGAACAGCATCGCTGCGGCCATCGAGGCCGAGCTCGACCTTCACACGTACCTGCCGACGGTCGCGTCGGTGTCCACGGACACCGTGACCCTGACCGCGAAGAACGCGGGCGTCGCCGGCAACACGGGCCGAATCGAAGTCAACCCGGATCCGGGCGACGTCCTGCCGGCGGGCGTGGCGCTCACGATCACGCAGGTTTCGGGCGGCTCGACCGACCCCGCGATCTCGACGCCGATCACCAACATGGCGGCGGCCGACATCCGCCACATCGTGGTGCACCGGACCGACGACACGATCATGGACGCGTTCGACGCCGAGCTCGTCGACCGCTGGTCGGCCACGCGCGGCAAGCTCTCGCACGCGTACTCGTGCCTCGTGGACAGCGTTTCGGACCTGACCACCTGGGCGGGGTCGCGCAACTCGCCGCACCAGACCACGTTCGGGCTGGACTTCCCGCCGTGCCCCGAGTGGGAGATCGCGGCGGCGGCGGCCGGCGCGATGGTCAAGAGCCTTCGAAACAACCCGGCCGTCCCGATGCAAGACCTCGCGCTGCTCGACTCGCGCGGCCAGGCGATGCCGGGCCCGGCCCTTGGGTCGCGGTTCAGCGACGTCGAGAACAACACGATCGGGCTCCAGGGCGTCGCGTCGCTCTACACCGACGCGTATGGCCAGCTTCGGCTCAACGCGACGGTCACGCACTACAAGACCGACGGCTCGGGCGTCGCCGACACGACGCTGCGCTGGACGAACAACGTCCACCAGGTCGCGTATCTCATCGACGACCTGAAGACGGCCACGCGGCAATACTGCGCCGGCAAGATCCTGGTCGACGACGCGAGCGTCATCGAGCCCGGTACGCCGGCCGTCGACGTCGACATGATCAAGGCTCACCTCGTGGGCCGGTATCGGCAGCACGCGGCGCGGGCCATCGTCGAAGACGTGGAGGGATTCGCCGCGAACGTCGTCGTCGAGCGCAACGGCACCGATGCGAACCGGGTCGACATCCTCTACCCGCCCGACCTCGCGAATCAGCTCAACGTCCTGGCCGTGCTCATGCGGCCCTACCTGCAATACCCGGAGGCCTAAGCCATGGCGGATCTACATGCGGGCGTCCTGCTCGTCGAGATGGACGGGCGGATCGTCGAGGTCGAAGGGAGCTTCGTCGTTCGCACGTCCACCGAGACGCGCGAGGCCAAGATGGCCCACTCGGGCAAGGTGGGAGTGAAGCGCACGCCGGTGGCGCCGGGGCTCACCTGCACCGTGCAGGTGTACGACGACGACACGTCGGCGTTCTGGGCGGCGTTCATCAACAAGGACTGCATGGTCAAGACGCGCGGCCGGGTCTACCAGCTCACCGGCGCGACGACCACGGGCACCTTCGATCACGACCTGGTCGAGGGGACGGCGGAGATCGAGATCTTCGCTCAGCGCATCGTCGAGATCGCTGACTGATGGCGTCGAATCCTCGCACGCCGCCGCGGCCTCCGCGGCCTCAGGTCCCACAAGCGCCGCGTTCGACCGAGTCGGCTGAAGTGCTGGCCGAGGTGCATCTCAGTCGGCCGCTCAAACGCCTTTCGGGCGAACCCATGGAGTCGATCCGCTTTGTGCGGGCGCCGGCCATGGGTGAGCTGATCCAACGTCGGGCCGATGGTTCTAAGTACTTCGATCCGGCGGGTCCGGACGATTTCGAGGCGGCTCTCGAGCGACTACTCGTCGATCCTGAGTGGATCGGCGTCGTGCTGTCGCGCTGCGCCGGGGTTCCCAAAGACCAGTACGAGCGGATGGCCTTCGAGGACTACGCGAAGGTCATCCCGGTCGTCGCGGATTTTATCGGGGCCTCCCGGGGGACTGGCGAGTAGCGATCGCGCTCCTCGCTGAGCGGTACTCGTGGGGGCCGAGCGACGTGGCGAATCTCACCGTTGCTGACCTCACCTGGTGGGTCGAGGCGACCGAGGAGGCGAACAAGTGGCAACAACGCCAGCGATAGTCGTCCCGGTCCAGGCGCAGGACGGCATGACGGGCCCGGTCCGCGCGATGGCGGCCAAGCTGCGTCGTGCGTTTTCTGGCGCCTTCGACGCCATCAAGGGCGCTGGCCGCAACGTCTTACAGGGCATCGGCCAGGGCATCGGCCAGGGCATCACGAATGCCATTGGCGCCGCAATCCGAGGAGCGGTTCAAGCGGCTGAAGACTGGACAAAGCAGTACATCGAGACCGGTGACGAACTGCTCGTGTTTGCCGACAAGACGGGCCTGGCAGTCGAGGCGATCCAAGAGTGGCGTTACGCGGCAGAGCAGAGCGACACGGCTGCGTCGGCATTCAACTCGGGGTTTCTCAATTTCTCGAAGGTCATGGCGCTGGCAAGGACCGGCACCGGCAAGCTTGCATCGACGCTAAAGAAGGTTGCGCCCGATCTGCTCAAGCAACTGAAGACGACGAAGTCGTCAGAAGAAGCGTTTCAGCTCTACGCCTCTGCGATCGAGGGAGTGAGCGACCCAGGCCGCCGCGCCGCATTAGCAGCGGCGGCGTTTGGTGGTGCAAGCAAAGAGATGCTCCCGATGCTGACCGCGGGGGCCGAGCGACTGAAAGAACTTCGAGAGGAAAAGCGAAAAGACGGCGTGATGTCGAGCGAGGCGGCGACCAAGGCCGGCGAGCTCGACGAACGCATGGGGCGTCTCAACAACCGGTGGACGGCGTTCAAGCTTCGGGTGGGCGAGGCAATCGCGGGCGCGCTGACACCGCTGCTCGAGCGGCTCGGGCGTTGGTATGACGCCAATCAGAAGATCATTGACCAGCGCGTCCAAGGCGCGATCGCCAAGATCTCGGACGCGATCGCAAGCATCGACTGGGACAAGGTGGCCGCTGCTCTGGGCAAGGTCTGGGACGCAATGAAGAGCGTCGCCGGCGCGATCGCTTCAGCAGTCGAGTCGGTCGGCGGACTCAAGAACGCGTTCCTGATCCTGGCCGGCGTTGCTGTGATTGGCCCGCTGACAGGCCTTCTCGGTCTTCTGAGGTCCATTGGCGGCGCGGCCTTGGGCGCAGCTCAAGGGGTAAGCGCAGCTCTCGGCGCCGGTAGTGGCGCGGCCGGCGCGGCCGGCGCGGCCGGTGCAGCAGGAGCTGGTGCGGCCGGCGCCGGTCGCGGCGCCGGCAAGATGGGCCGTGCACTCGGCGCGCTCGGCGCGATCAGTGTCATCGGCTCGCTTGCGTCGTGGGCGTGGGACTCGGCCAACGAGGATAAACAGCGGCGCGATGAGGAGCGCGCGAACAGCATCGGCGGCGGCCGCATGCGTGCCGAGCTCGATCGCCGCGCTCTCGAATCGGGCGGCACGCCGCATATGGCGCCAACGGTCATGCCGCCAATGTCGCCGTCGTCGATGGCGGCGCCTCGGCTCGGCTCGTCGACCATGGATCTGGTGGGGCGCATCCAGGCCAGTCAACCGCAGGAGATCACGGTTACGGTCAAGTCGGAGCCGGGCACCAACGCCGAGATCACGCAGAAGCCGAAGGCCAGCAACGTCAAAGCCGGCGTTCGCAAGGTCGGGACGGAGGCACTCTAATGGCGTGGACAGACAGCCTACGGGCCGCGTCGTTCCGCGGCGTCCCCTTCGAGGTCGAGACCGAGGGACTCTCGGGCGGTCGTCGCGTCGGGGTCCACGAGACCCCGGGCGGTGACCTGGCGGTGACCGAGGACCTCGGCCGACGGACGCGCGCCATCAGCGTCGAGGCCTATGTGATCGGGGACGACGCGGCGGGGCAGTCGGTCGCGTTGCTCGAGGCGCTCGAGGCCGAGGGGCCGGGGACGCTGGTGCACCCGATCTACGGCGAGATCCGGGTCAATCTGACGGAGTACCGGCAGGTCGATAGCTGGGACAACGGCAACGTGATCCTGTTCTCGCTGAGCTTCGTCGAGGCGGGCGAGCTGAGTTTCATCACGCTCGACACGGGCTCGGCGCTCGACGACGCGATCGACGCGATGGACGCGGCCACGTTGGCCGAGGTGACCGAGCAGCTCGACTCGGACGGGTATGGTCTTGGCGTGCTCGACGCGGCTATCGCCGCTATCGACGACGTGCTCGGGGAGATCGAGACCATCGCCGCGACGCCCATGGCGGTCGTCGAAGACGTCTCCGATGTCGTGTCCGAGGCGCAGGATCTCCGGGCTCGGACCGAAGCCCTGGCCGGGGCGCCCGAAGAGTTCGCGGCGGCGGTTCAGTCTCTGATGGTCCGGATCGGGAACCTGCTCGGTCTGCGACGCCTGGCGTCGGGGGCGGGCGATGCGTACGTCTCGCCGACGCCCGCCACGACGGACAGCGAGCGGATCGCGACGGTCGACTATGCAGCCCGGCGAGCGCAATGCCGGTACGCCCTCACGGCGGCGTGCGCCCACATCCGGGACGCCGAGCTGTCGGTGTACGACGACGCCATTGCCGACCGCGATGCAATCGCCGCTCTCATCGCCGCCGAGGAGGAGGAGGCAGACGCAGAGACGGCTGACACGCTCCGGGCGCTCCGGACGGCGCTCATCCAGGACGTCACGCGGCGAGTCGCAGGCTTGCCTCGGGTGACCGAGTACACGCCCCGCGGCGTGGTGCCGGTGACGCTGATCGCCTGGGAGCTCTACGGCGACGCCGAGAGAACGAGCGAGGTGGTCGACCGCAACGACATCATTCATCCCCTGTTCGCGCCGGTCCGGACGCTCTCGGTGCTGACCCGATGACCGAGCTGGCGAAACACGACGTGCAGCTCGAGGTCGGGGGCCGGTCCTACTCGGGCTGGTCGTCGGTCGAGATCACGCGCTCGCTCGAGCGGGTGGGCTGGCCGTTCTCGCTCGAGCTCTACCAGGGCGCGAGCGCGAGCGACCCGGTGGTCATCCGGCCGCAGTCGTCGTGCGTCGTGCGCATCGACCGGCAGGCCGTGATCACGGGCTACGTCGACGACGTGGCGATCAACGTGCGGGGCGACGGGATTGAGATGCCGGTGTCTGGGCGCAGCAAGACGAGCGACCTGGTCGACTGCCATCCGGACCCCGACGGCAAGCGCCGCTGGTCGTCGGTCAAGGTCGAGTCCCTCGCGGCCGAGCTCGCCGCCGAATACGGGGTCGATGTCGTGACCGACGTGGCGACCGGCGCCCCGCTCGAGCGGTTCGCGCTGCAGCTCGGGGAGACGGTCTACGATGCGATCGAGCGGGCGTGCGGTCTGCGCCAGCTCATGGTCTGCGACGACGCGGCGGGCCGGCTGCTCATCACGCGGGCGGGGTCCGAGCGGATCGCGGGCGCGCTCGTTTACGGATCGAACCTCATCTCGGTCTCGTGCCGGTTCTCGGGCGCGGACCGATTCAGCGAGTACGTGTGTCGCGGCCAGCGTGCCGGGACGGCGACCATCGACGCGGACGCGGCCCAGCTCGTCAACGGGACGGCCACCGACAACGTGAGCCGGCATCGACGCCTGGTGCTGCAGCCCGACGGGCGCACCGACGCCGCGGCGTGCAAGGCGCGGGCAGAGTGGGAGATGCTCACCCGGTGGGGCCGGTCGACGTCAATCACCGCCGTGGTGCCGGGCTGGCTCACGAGCGAGGGCGAGGTCTGGGCGATCAACCAAGTCGTC